CCCCCCTTGCTGCTATTGCAACTGCTGCACAATACTTGCAGGTTATCTAGGCTATCCGTGCCTCCTGCTACGCGTGGAATGATGTGGTCAACGCTGAGGTTCTCGTCTGTGCCACACATCTGGCAGCATCCATCGCGTCGTATCACTTGCTCTCTCAGTCTGCGCCAAGCAGATGTAGATCCTGATTGCTTAAGCCTTGACATAGTGACTCTTATAGCAATGAACGCAGAATGCGTAATGAATACCTTGCTCATGGAATGAGCAGTACTTATGACCAAGCAACCAGCAGAACAATCCTCTAATCATTGCTCGCCTATCTCGCTCTGTATGAACATCGCTTTATGGCATCGCATACAGCTGTAGACATCGGGCGCATGCCAAATGAACATGTCGTGCTTGCACTCCTCTGTCATTGCCAACCCTTTACCTTGAGATGATGTAACGCCTTGCAATAGTCAGGCTCATCATACTTGGTTATACCGTATCTGTGTTGTACATACTTCCAGTAGAAGTAAAACTGGTAATCATAAGGAGCATCTATCAGCTTCTTATTTCTTATCTGGTAATAGCCATGATGTGAGCCATTGCGAGCATCGATTCTAAATGATGATTCTCTAAAGACTATCTCGTTATGACAATCGTATTGCTTATCAGTTAATTGATAATCAGCTAATTCTTTGATGTTTGTATAAGGATCTATTGAGCCTATGCCTACTGCAGTACTCTGCATAGATAGAGATATCCCAATAACGATGGCTACCGAGCGGGCTAACCGCGAAGCGGCCCGCTCTGAGCCCTTGATGGGCTCTAGCCTAGAGTGTACCGACCGTGTCAACTTGGATTTAACCAGGCAAGCACAAAACCGCAGGTCAGAGCCTATATTTATTAATCCTTGCAATGAGCGTGTCGCGCTATTTATCGGTTGAGTAGAAACCAGTTCCCTTAAATTGGACACTAGGAACGCTGTAAATCTTCTGCATCGAGCTGTGGCAGAACTGACATGTGACTGAATGGGGTTCATGGATACTCATTTCCTTCTCGTACCGCAAGTTGGCCTCGCAGTCCTCGTTGGTGCATTCGAATTCATAGATTGGCATCAGATACCTTGCATGTCCGGCATGGGACGTCCTTTAATTTCCACGATCCACATTGTGTGCATCTCTCAGGCTCTAATTCTACCGAATCTTTATTAATATCACCGTAAATCGGTAGAAGTAGCTGCACCAAGTCTGCAAACCGCATAAAGGCCAGATACTCGGAAGCATCTTCTCCTTGGCCATTCATACGGCACACCACGAAAGGTAACTCTTTGCCACCTGCCCGCTTGCTCGCTTGGCGCAGCCACTCTAATGGCTGGAACGCCGACCTAGCCTTAACCTCGACGTCGAACGGGACGCCTGTTATATCTTTTCCAGCCCCGCGACCGATTCCCGCGTATGGCCACCATTGCTGGAGATAACTAGCAACGACTCTTTCGGTACGCAAGCCCCGGTCTTTTCTGTGACGTGACATAGAAACCGTGTCTATGCCCTACCAGCAGAATTTACTGTGTGGCACTTATTGCAAGTCCACTCTTTCATGATCCAACGCTGACGAATCTGTGTCCAGGTTGGTACTTCATTGCACATCTGGCAAATCAATTTATATCCCAATTCTTCCAATGCTGCTGCATTGGCTCGGATATTTTCTTCTTCTTCAGCTGTAGGGAATGACTCCCATTCCCCATCTTGATTTAAGAATTGTATGTGACCCATTATTTTTTGACCTGTGGCTTCCATGTTCCGGTCTCCTTGTCAATCTCGTACCAGATTGGTTCGCAACGTTCTGCATCTCCCAGAATATGATTCATGCAACGCCAATGACCCCAAGGCTTGCCAGCCTTAGTAGTTCCGGTTTTCCATACTCTGGCACCATGGACACAACTCTCTTCCGGTGGCGTGCCACCAAGGACATCCTTCACCATCGCGACTGCTCCTTCCATAGTCTGAACTGGTGCTGCTACTTGCATTGTCCAAGGATCTTCCTCCTTTGGTACTGGGACATATTCGCTTGCTGTCTGGGCTAACTTTGCCTTTGTCTCAGCTAGTAAAGCCTCATTGTTAACCTTGACTGCAACCTTTGTCATCTCTTCCCGAGATGCACGCTTGCCTTTAGTTGCGTAGCCCGCATTAGCGAGAGCACGACCAATCGCACTTGTCTCGCAATTTTCAAGAGCCGAAGTAGCATTGACGCCGCGACCCTGGACCGTTTCTTCAGCAAGCCCAGTCGTCCAAGGTCTAGCATCAGCCTCAGTTCGAAAGATACTAGCTTCAACGATAAACCGAGAAGCAGAGTGATCCAGCAATTTCGTATGAATCTGACCATCAGGATGTTCCTTCCAAAACTTAACCAATCGCTCTTCGACTGTCTCATAATCTTCAAGATTAAACATAAAGTTCGTTCTCCTCGTTTCTCAGTTGTCCTGATATAGCAACGTATGCCGCTCCGTCGATGTAATTATCGACCTTTCCAGATTCCATTGATCTAGCGACTTTGACAAGTGCAAGGCACATAGCCACTTGGTAATCTTCAATCGGCATTTCGAGGTATGCAGACCAAAGGCGTGCGGTTCTGGACATATTGTCTGTCGGGTGTCCGTAGTCCATTCCACGATCTTGAATGATTGCTCTTGCTTCGTTGAGGTAGTCACCGGCGTTCATCCGTTAACTCTCTGGAACTGCTGGATGCGGCCTTCTACTTGTCCATCGTGAAAACCTGTCTTGTACATAAGTACTGCCAATAAGCCATGACTGGCTAGAAGGATTAAATGTAAAACTGTCATTCTTATCTCCCTTACAGCTGTATTTCAGCTGATGAGAGAACCTTACATGAGCCTTATTCGGCATCCACCTTTTTTAGATAACGAAACGATAACGATTTGGCTAGGGTCCTCATCCTCCATATAGGGGATAGCAATGCTAGCGGGCGCGTCCATAAACCTTGCCTTGAACGATAAAAGTGCCGTTCTTTTCAATGTTGATAATGTCGACTTGGACCGTAAATCCATGGACGTACATGATGGCAAAGGCTTGTTGCCAATTCGCCGTTCCCTTGGTGTATGAGGCCTGTTTGAAGTCCATGAGATTACCTACCTCGACTCCATGTAAAACACGCCCTAAACGGCCTCCAGAGGCCTCTGTGAAGGCGCTACGGCCTGCTCTATGGGTATGACCAGAGATAACGTTCTTTCCATGCCTTCTAGCGGCTTCTAAGGCGCTTAAACCGCCCAGTTGCTTGATAGGCGTATGGTCGCCGTGGACGGCAATCCAGCCCGGAGCGATAGGCATTGGGTTTTTGTGAAAAGTTATGCCCAATTCATCAAACTTCATAAACTTCTCGAACCGCAGCTCTGGCAATGACAAGAACGACGGTATCTTCTTCATGATGATGTTATAAAGTCTATCCGTGTGGTTGCTTCTGATGCAGTCAGTAACACCCAATTCCCAGAGCAATTCGACGCATCTGTCACGATCATCGCCAAGACTCTGCTCATAGGCTTGAGGGGTTCCCTCACTCCATTTGCTGATGGTCTGAAAGTCAATTTCGTCACCGATAGTAACTGTTTGGTCTGGCTTAAATTTCTGTAAGAATCTTGCTATGTTCTGAGTTACATGGACATCCTCGAAAGGAACCTGTAAATCGCTCAGAATAACGATTCGTTTCATTTAATCCTCGTCGTCGTCCTCATAGGGGATATTGTCGATTCGATTGGGAAGGTTTGGAATAATCCAATCTGGAAACGTTTCACGATCTGATAGCAACCAAAAGGCATGGGTCTCTGTGAACCCTGCTCTACGCAAAGACTTGTAATACTCATTCAACGCAATGGCATAGGCATCTAAGGCGCTGTAAGTGTCTAAGTCTATGACTGGTCGTTTCCTTGCCATGAGATAAGTGTTACCTGCCTAACATCTCGATTATGGTATCGACACGCGCTTCTAAACGATTTACCTGGTCTTTGATAGATGAGCCGCTATTTGGTTTTAGTTCCGCGAGGTAATGCTTTACTAACCAACGCACTAAGCCAATAAATGAACCAATAACGGTCGTTACAGCAACTGCAACAGCCGCTATGTCCTGCGCGCTCACTTTTTGGGAGTGGCATAACCAAAGACGCCAGCAAGTATGGCCCAGAGAACTGAGCGATAATCCAATGCAAAGTTAGACGCAGCCCAAGCTGAGAGAAATGCGCCAGCAGTCAGGATGTATGGATTTTTCATATTCATTCGGTTCCACCTATCATCGGTATGTTAGAAAAGAACGAGCCATCCGTCTCGCCTTTTGTAGTGAAAGAAATGTGGCAATGCTTCCGATGCGGATTAGGTCCTTTGTAAGTTCTCCAACGCCAGCCCAAGATAGGCGATGCAATTCGTCCATCGAAGATGATGTATTTGATTCGCTTGTCTCGCTTTGCAGCTTTACGAATCTGATCTGCCAAATTAGGCATGAGGTCTGGCTTACCGGATTTACCTGCAAGGTCTCGGTCAACGTCAATGGCACATACCCAGCCTCGAGCATTGGGGATGTGATCAGAGCGACCCGCAGCAACATGGCGTGAATCGGCAATCCAGCCATCACTACTACGATCTCTATCGGGGAACGCGTCATCGATTTGCTCACGAAGCTGAACCCCTGCCTTGCATAATTTGGGTGTCATGCCAGTAAGAGTTTTGCTTCTTCTTCGGTAATTCCTAGGCGTTCAAGCAAGGCAGATTTAGCCGCTGCTTTTTCGGCTTCTGCCGCTAATTCAGCTGCTTGAATCTTTTCAATTTCTGAATCAATTTGAGCTTGTGTTGGCGCCTTGCCTTCTAAAACATCCCAAGTAATAGTTGAGTAATCATTATCAACAATTGAAAACTCAGCACCAGGCTTAAGTGATTTGATTGCTTTTACAAGATATTCGCTCATTATGCACCAATTTCCATGAGTGTAATTGTTGAAACGTTGGCTCCCTTTTGGAAGGAAACATCTCCGCTACTGCTTGTGTCTTCTGCTCTGCCTTGGACTTTATATGTGGTAGATGAAGTGGTAGCCGGTGAGTCAAGATAAGTAATAGGAATAAAAGTAACTACTTCAATTTGGCTCGCGCCCGCTGCGTAGGATTCATAAGTTGGAAAAGTTGTGCTTTGATTCCAAATATCGGTTCCAGAGCGAACTAATTTTAATCGTCCGCCTGCAAGATTGCTTGCTCGATAGGCCCAAGCGTTTTGTGAAATTAATACTAAAATTTTGCTTGTTGCTGAAGATGGCGTAATTGCAAGATTCAAACCCGTATCTGTATAAGTCGTTGAAGCAACATCTACGCGAGTTGAATATGTGGCAGACACAACCTGTAAAACCTTGCCGCCGCCTGCAGGAGCAGCCCATTTAAGGCCAGTTGATGTTGTTGAATCTGCTGTTAAAACGTGTCCGTTTGTTCCCACCGCCAAACGCGCAGGCGTATCGGCAGCTGTGGCTGTAATCAAATCGCCCTTAGCATCCAAAATGGTCAATGGATCTACAGCAACCCATGAAAAGTCAAGGTCTGTGTTTGATGCTTTAGCTAATACTTGTCCAGTCGTACCGCCCTTAAGGTCGACCAAGGCAGTATCAATGTCTTGGCCAAGTGCGGCAATTGCTGTTGCCCCATCTTTGACCAAGTCAGTCGACTGAGGAATGTCCCAGCCAAAATTTGTGGTTGTTGTTGCCATTACGCTACGACTCCTATCGCATCAAGCCAAGTTAGGCTGGTGTTAATTGTGTTCCATGTCTCCGCTGCATTTACCTGTTCCCATTTTACCGCAACTTGAGAGAAACTTACGGGAGATGCGTTGAAGGTTATTGACAGGTTATTTAGGCTTGCCCGAAAAGTCCAGCCTTCAACGTAGCCTTGAAATGACCCATTGCTGATATTGCCGGGAAGGTTCTGAACCCAGACTGGTTGGCCCAAAAAGATGTTTAATAAAGCATCCCTGTCGGCATCATCAATTTCAGGGTTTCCTAGAACAAAGGTTATGCCTTGGAATTTAGGATATGGGTAGGCTCTCAATGCAATATATCGATTTGCAAGGTTTTCGGCGTCTACTTGGTTCTTAATGCGAGATAGGTAAGTTTCCGCATAAGTGCCATACAAAGACTGGCTTGCGGCATCCTGAGCGATGTAATCCCCAGAGCCATTATTGCCATATTGGATTTCGAAATAATTTCTGAGATCACCAGCACGAGTAGTGGCTGCAAGCCCAATGCCGTTAGCGTGGTTGGCATCTAAGGTGGTGTAACCGTTGTTGGCTAGATAATCCTGACGATGAGTTGAATCCGCATAACCGATGTTGCCGTTTGCGTCCTCGTAAAGGACACCAAAAGCAGAATTGGCTATATCTGCACACAATGAATAAAGGTCGATAGGGCTGGCGTTTCGCTCGATAAGTTCATAGTCTCCTGGTTGGTCAATATCGCCTAAACCAAGGTTAACTGCGTTTGCCCAAGTCTCAGTGGGATTGTAATTAGCCCACGTTTGAGCCGCTGGCACTTCATTCCATTGACCAAGCAAGAATCCTGATAGCAAGGTGTAAATCTGGTCGCCATCGTAATCATTTGTTAAAACGCCTTCAGTAATAATTTTAGGCAGTTTAGATAAGGCGCCAAGAGCAGTAATAGTGCCTACGGTTGTGTAGCCAATAGATCCTGCACGATTGACCGATACCGTAAGGTCTGAAATATATCCACCAAAGATGGGCACATAAGCATTGCTGGAATCTGTGACTTGAACTGAAAGGCTCGTCCCAACTGTAAAGTCATAACTGCTGTTATCAAAGTTCAATAACTGCAACTGGCAATACCCGGCAACTGGTTGCTGGTTAATATCGGTACGGCCTGAAGTAATAGTCAAATTGGCTACTGTGACGTCTGTAACCTCGTAGCCGTCTACCTGAATTTTATAGGTGGGAGTCCATGCGGTCATGAGTAAATTAGAGCCCCACCTAAGGTTCCTCGAGCTGAGGAATCATTGAGCAACCCGACAATTTGGCGAGCAGTAGATTCAGGATCTATAGCGCCATTAACTGTGATATTGACCCCGGCATTTGGATTGTAATTAAGGCCAGTCCGAGGGTTATATGAAATCATGCCGTCTGAAGGCATTGAAGGCACAACCGCTGATGGTGCAGACGAAACCGCTGCGTTAGAAAATGCAGCCGCTCCATTAGATGCTGATGCCCCACTAAAGAAATTACCTACAGCTGAACCTGCACCGCGAATGGCATCAATGATTCCTTTTATGGCATTGTAAATTCTTGTAATTTTGTCCACGAAAGAAGCAAACTGGTCAATTACTCCAGAAATGAATTTGCCCAAAGATTCGATTGCGAAGCCCAAGGTCTTGCCTAGAATTGGAGCAAGATAATCTTTAGCAAAGTTATATATAGCAATCATGAAATTATAAAATGGTTGTAGTTCATCGTTATTACGCGCCAATGAATCCCGCACATTATTGAACGCTGATTGGACGCCGTTGATGATTGGCTGGATAACCTTCATAACTGGCTGTAGTTTATCCCCAATATTGCTGGTAAATTCTTGAATAGCCGGTACTACCTTGTTAACTACTATTTCAACCAAAGGCGTAATGGCATCGAGAATAAATGCGCCTACTGTTTCCTTGCCTTCATCAAAAGCAATTTGAAGGCGTTGCATTTTGCCTTGAAAAGTGTCGGCTTGGGTTGATGCCTGGTTGGCAAAAGTAGAAGCCAGTTTGGCTGTAATTTCTTCCATGCTCATGGTCTTAAGCTGAGCACTAGTTAAGCCAATGCCTAATTTAGCAAGAGAGGCAGTATTGCCTTCGGCTGCCTTTGCCATTGCATTGGTGACGGCTTCAAGGTTTTTGCCTGAGCCTGCCGCAACATCGATGGCTACGGTCTGTAATTTTTGTGCCTTTTCAACATCTCCAGTTGCCCGAGCCAAACGCTCTAAAGATGGACGCAGTTGATCATCGGTAATGCCAAAGGCTAGAGAAGTCTTGGTTATGTAATCCTCAGTTGCCGCTATTTGGTCCTCTGTAGCCCCTGTGACGTTCTTTAAGGTGAGAGCCAACTTAGTCTGTGCAGCGGCATCTTCTATGGCTGCTTTGACCCCATCAATGGCTAATTTGCCTGCATAAGCAACGGCTGCTGCTCCTGCGGCCGCAAAGGCTAAACCAGCCTTTTTGCCAAACTCGCCAACTTTGTCTCCAAAGGTTTTGACGTCGTTATCGGCGGATTTGAGGTTCTTGGTGAAGTTATCGACATCAGCAAGCAGCTTAAGCGTTAACGCTCTTGTACCTGTTGCCATTAGCCCCACTCCTTCAAAATCTTAGTAAATGATTCGGTCCATCTAGCAACTATCTCAGGTTGAATCCTGCGAAGCGTTGGATAGATAAACCAACCCTTAGAGCCTCGACCTTGACGGCCTGACCATACTGGGAACTGCTTAAATTTATTAGATCCGAATTCTGAACCGCCCCAGATATCTTTAGTGGTTGCCCCACCGGAGAACTTTTGAGACGCGAATCCATAAGTAATCTCGCCAATACGGCTGGACTTCTTAACCCGAGAACCGTCTGCAATCCTGCCTGCTACTTTTCTACTTTGTAGAGATTTAGCGGTTTGGATAACTTCTGCTCTAGCGAATTCAGCCAGAGCGCCGGATTGGCGCTTGGCCTCATCGTTGGCTTCCTCACCCATATTCTTAAGCGCTTTGAATACTTGACGGAGTTCAGTCTGGTCAAGTGCTACCAACTCACTTGCCATTGCGTTCCTCCAGTATCTCTACAGCTGTGAGAATATCTTCGGCATTCTGCCAATGATCCATAGGAATCTGTGTGGCTAGTGCCAGTTCAACCAAGAGTCGGCTTACGCTTCCTCTTGGATGGCTTTTGGGTCGCCTTCACCTACTTCAACGTCCGCCACGGATTCCATCCAGACCTCGAGTGGTTTGGTTGGTTTTCCGCCTGCTTCACGCTTCATGGCGCTATGAGCGACATAAAGAATGTCCCACATTCCGCCAAACTGAGCGATGATTTTTTTAGTTGTCATCTCCCAGCGGGCGTAATCTGGTGGACGCACCATGTAAGTGGTTTCGGATCCATCTATATATTTAATTGTTATTTGCTGTTGCATTGTTTGCTCCCGTTTCTATCGGCTTAGGAGAATGTCTCTGTGACAGTTCCGTTTGCGACCTTGAATGTAAAGTCTACAGTCTGTGCGTCTGTTCCAGCGCCTCCTGCTGTTGGAAATTCAGGAAGAATTGGGAATACGAACTGAGCGCCTGTAGCAGCTGTAAGAGTTACTGAAATGGTGGTGTCTGGTGCTTCTGCTGCTGCCCAAAGTGCTTCGCATACAGATGAGGTCTTGCCCCAGTCAGCGAGCATCGAAAGAGCAAAGGTTGCCTCTGTGTTGACAGTCTTGTAAGCCTCGCCGTCGAGAGTCTGGTAGGTCTCACGGACGTTGGTCTTTGTAAGAACTGCTGAAAGTGCTTGAGCCTCGATATCTGTTCCACCTGTGAAAGATAGAGAAATATCGCGACCTGTGATTACTGTGGTTGCCATTATTTATCCTTAGTTTGTTTGTGTGTAGTAGGTAGAAACTCTGATAT